CCCCTCGTTTCTATACTTTTAAGTATTAAGCGATGTAGTCGATTTTCACTACTGGCTCGTGACCAGTTGCGCCTGCTACCAACTCTTCAAATCCAAGAGCTTGACTAGCAACGATTACTCGACGCTGATTCATAACTTCATAATCCTGCTCAACGGTTACGCCGCCAAGACGAGGAATTACATAGTTACGAGTGTTAACACATAGAGCTGCTGGAATACCAACTGCAGGTGCTGCGAACTCTTCAGATACAATCACTGGAGTACCGTAAACGGCTCCAACAGTACCAGTTACTCGAGCAGCAAGATCAGATCCTACTTCATCAAGAGTCTGGAAGTTTGCATCATTCAACAGATCGTAGAAACCGTCATTACTTACAATGTAAGCCATGTCAGTTGGGTTAACACCATAACGACCCATTCCTTCACGAGCTGCTAAAAGCAACGCTGAAGTTAAACGAGTAGCGTCAGATACATCCAAAGTAGTGCCGTGAGCAGCTGCATAGCCGTCAAGACCAGTAATTGAACCAGAACCATTGATAATAGCGTTCTCTACTGCGCGTCCGTGTGCACGAGCAACTGACTCAACTAGCATAGGCATCAAGTTAATGAGGACTTGCTCGTCTACGTTGTTGTCCATGAAAGAACTAGAGATCAAACGATAAGCATTAAGAATGACTTGCTTAGCTTTGAACGTGTTATCAGAAGCTCCACGGTTTTCCAAGTTACCAGCTGCAGCAGCACCTGTCTGGAATACAGCAGGGTTAACATCTGGTTGGATTGGTAGTACAGTAGCTGCACCATTTACAGGCATTTCACGGAACAAACGAGCTACTTTCAACTCATTCTGAATTTCTTTCTCTAAGAGTCTAGAAACTTCCTGATCAATGTCAGCGGCACTAGTAGTGTAGTCAATACCAGCTTTCTCTTGTAAGTCACGGGCAAAACCTGTGTGCATACCTTTCTGAGTCATAACACCCAATAGGTGAGCTTTCAAGAAATCTGAGCCCCACTTAGATACGTCGCCTTTTCCAGCACGATCACCAAAGGTCTTCTTGCTGTTCTGCATAGCAGTAATTTCAGCAGACTTCTCTTCGAGGTCTTTGCTGTACTTAGCCATGACTTCGTCGATCTTTGCGTCTTTTGCAGTAAGTTGTGCTTGTACGTCAGCCATAAGAGCTTCAACGCCAGTTTGAACGCCAGTCTTGACGCGAATGTTTTCGGCTTCGAGAGCCACTGCTTTTTCAACTTCTACGTCGGCTACTGCCTTGGCTTCTGCTGTATCAGCTGCTTTTTGCTCGGCTTGCTTCATAGCAATCTTAGCAGCTGTGTCTTCAGCTACCTTCTTTGCAAAAGCTTCCAAGTCGATGTTTTGATTATCCATCTTGATCTCCTGATCTGCGGAATTAATTTCCGCGCTTTGAGGTGTGTGGTCACTAGCTATTCCAGAAGAAATATCTTCATCCTTAGCCAGAGACTGACCTGCTAGATCTACACGATTTGTGAAAGTTTTTTTGAATTCTTCGTACTCATCATCTGAGTCAAAAGACTTCGCGAGCGAAAAAGTAGCTGACTGATTGCAAGGTACGGAAACAACCGATACCTCAAATAATTCAGCGTCCTTAATCATTAATCCGTCGGTTTCCTTAATATAATCAGCATCCTTGACTCGGAAACCTACGGAAAAGGCTCCAAGAACACCGTCTTTTACTAGCTCAGCTACGTTGCCATGTGCACTTTTACTAATCTTGCACTCTAGCTCCAGACCCTCCGGGCCTGCTTTCATACCTGTTGCTCTACCAATTGGTCTATCATAATCATGATTAAATAGAATAATTGGATTTTTTTCAAAGTTTTTAAGTCCACCTTTCTGCCAAGCTTCTGCTGAGATGGAGTCACCTGCGCGATCAAAGTCAGCCGTACTTGCCATGCCCCGAATCATAACAGATCCATCGTCATTCTCGAGAGCTTTAAAAGTAGAAGTAAGATTAAAGATTTTATTCATTAGTGCTACCCTCTTTAACTGCTGGTTTAACAGCAGGCTTAACCGCAGCTTTTGGCTTTGGTTCTGCTGGCTTTGGTACTTCAACCTGAGGTGTAACTACAGGCTTTACTTCGG